TCGCTCGAGGCGCAGCGCGCGGCGGCCGAACAGGCGGCTGCGGGACAGATCGCCAACATCGGCCAGACCGTAGGGCAGCAGGCCGCGCAGCAAGCGCAACTGGGACAGTCGGGCGCAGGCCTCTACGGCAACCTTTCGCAGCAGCAGATCGCTGCCGGCCAAGGCTTGGGTCAGCTCGGCGTGGAACAGGCTCGTTTGGGGCAGTCCGCAGCAAACATCTATCAACAAGCCGCGCAGGGCTACGGCAATCTTGCTTCGCAGCAGGGTGCGCTCGCTGGGCAAGAGTCCAACATCCAGCAGAACATCTCCAACCTGCTCATGCAGCAGGGTTCGGGACGCACTGCGGCTGCGCAGGCCCTCGCTGGCATTTACGGCCAGCAGTCGGGGCAGTTCCAAAACATTGCGCAAGGAATCGGATCGCTTGCCGGTCAGCAGTTTGGAATCGGTCAGCAAACGGCGCAGGGCCTGGGCCAGTTCGGACAGCAGTACGGCCAGCAAGGCTTGCAGCAGCTCGGCATCGGTCAAGCCGCGCAGGGCATGCAGCAGTCCGACATCAACTTCCTCTACAACGTCGGACAGTCGCAACAGGCGTTCAAGCAGCAAGAACTCGATGCAGCACGTGCAACGCAGATGCAGAGCCTATACTCCCCGTACCAGCAGGCGGCCTTCCTCTCCGACATCTATCGCGGCGCGCCGTCCACACAGATGGCAACATCCGCGGTCAGCCAACCTTCGGCGAGCCCGTTCCAGCAGGCGGCGGGCATCGGATTGGCGGGGTTGTCCGCCGCGGCGGGCGCAAAAGCAGCCGGACTCTTTTAAGGGGCCAGGATAATCATGAAAGACAAGATGATGGACGACTACGAAAACGTCGGCATTATGCAGGGCTTCCTCGACGAGGTTGGCGAGGGAGAGGACGAACGCGAAGAGGAGGAAAACTCCGACGACGCAGTTTCCGCAAAAATGCTCAACCGCCGCGTCGACTCGCCCGAAATCCTTATGAACAACCTTCGCGGCGACATGCGCTCGGTCGATGCGCGTCGCGAAGAGCTTGCGGATCTGGTAGGCTACGAGGCCGCGTCCGAAACTCCCGATTCTGTCCTTGCGATGCTCCAGCCGGTGCTCGCGCAGGGCGGCGGGATCGGCGCGCTGCCCCAATCAGGGCCCATGGCCCAAGGGCCACAACCTCCAATGCCGCCGCCCCCGGGGGGAGCCATGGGAGCTCCGCCTCCCGGTGCTCCGCCGCTTCCTCCTGGTGGAGCCGCGCCGCCTCCTGGCGGCGATATGGCCGCTCTTCTCGCTGCTGCCGGTCCTCCCCCTGGGGGCGGAGGGGCACCCGGTGGTCCGCCGATGGGCGGGCCGCCTCCTGGAGGTCCGATGATTGGCCCGGATGGCCAGCCGATTCCGCCGGAAGGCCTGCCGCCGATCCAGATGCGGGATGGTGGTTACGTTCAGCGTTTTAGGTATGGGTCCGATGAGGAAGGCGTGACCCCGGACGACGAAGAAACTTCCTCTATGGGCTATGGCGCGAACCTTTCCCCAGCAATGCTGGGAAGTCTCCTTGGCGCACCGCAAGACTTTGGCCAAGCCGTCAAGGCACGGGAAAAAGTCTATAGCGACCTTCTCGGAGAAGACAAAGAAGCGAGAAAAGCGCAGATGTTGCTTGCTCTCGCTCAGACGGGACTTCAGTTTGCAGGCAACGTCGATCCACAAGGTCGTCCACTTCGCGGTTCGTTCATGTCGCGTCTTGCGGGAGCTGCTTCGGGGCTCCCCGGGCAAATCAACCAATTTATCGGCGAAGCAGATAAGAGCCGTCGTGCGGTACGCATGGCTGCGCTTGAGGCTGTGGAGAAAGAGCGTCTTGAGGACCGTCAGGTAAGAGGCGCTATCTCTCGCGAAATTGCAAAGGCGCAAGCCAAGGGGTCGGGCGATCTCTTTGGTAAGGGCGGGATGGGGCCGTTCTATACAACGATCACGACCCCGAACCTTGTGCGTGCATGGTCGGAAGGCGCGTTGAGCGAAGACCAAGACAATCTTGTTGACCTGGCGGTCAACAAAGTCGTCGCGGAGTCAAAACCAAGGACTGTGAGGTATGTGGATGCCGCGGGGCGCGATCGACAGGAGGACATTCCCGGGGTAGAGCTTCCGCGCTATTTGCAAGAGGCCATTGCTCGCCGCAAGGAGTTTACAGCGACTGGTGGTCGGCCAATGGTGGATGCGGGTGGTCGGGGCGCAATGATTGGCCCGGATGCAGCCATGGCCCTTGATGAGTTGACCACTGCGTTTGATGCGAGAGATCGGGCTGTTGCAGCCGAAGAAGGAGCAGGGATTCCCTCGGCCGTTACTCCCGGACCGCAGCCCACAGACCAGCCAGCGCCTGCCCCGGTTTCAGCAGGCAAAGAGCCTACGCTTTGGGAGATGGCTCCGCTTTTGTCTGACATCGATGTTTTGGAAGCGACGGTTGGTCAGCGTGTACCTACGCAGGGTAGTTTGAACACTCCTGCACAGATGGCGCAAAGCTATTACAAGAAAAAGGTCAATGATCTTGTTACGTTGTTGCAGAACAGCCCTCGTTTTGCTGAAGGCGAGCGAGAGCAGATCAAGGCGGAGCTTGGAATGGATCTTTCCGTTTTCAAAGACCAAGACGCCATTCGCAACAACTTCATGGGCGTAGAACGCATGCTTAGAGAAGAGCTTGCTGCTGCGCGTCGAGATGCGGTAAACCCGGAACTTCCGGGGGAGCGTCAGAAACAAGCGTTGATCCAAATCCCGCAGCTAGAAGACTTTTTGAAAATCCTTGCGCCTCCAATCTTGCGAGATGAACAAGAATATCGAAGTCTGCCAGTAGGCGCGCCTTTCTTGATTTACAATCCAGAGACGCAGACCTACGTAAAGAAAACCCGGCAGCGTATTCCCGGTGAACAATAGGAGCCAGTAAACATGGCGGAGCCACGACGCGAACCTAGGTTGTTTACCACGGACGATCTTGACCGAATTTTGCAGCAGACCGCTCCTGGGATGCCGCAACAGGAGGAGGTTCCGCCCGTTCCCGTGGACACCTCGCCGACATTTACCACGAAGAACCTTGAGGGGCTTGGGTATCAGCCGACCGCGGAAGAGAAAACTCCGACTACGTTGAGCCCCTCCGAACTAACGGAGACCTACGCTACCGGAGCTGCGGCTAAAGGTATTCCAATGCTGGTGGGCACCACTGCCGGTGCTCGAGCGGGGTTCCTTGCGGGGGCTCCCCTTGTTCCCGCGGCTACGCCACTCATGGGGCCCGCAGCCGCCGCCATTCCTTTGATTACTGCGGCTGGAGGAGCTGTCCTAGGGTATCAGGGGACGAAAGCCTTGGCGGATTCGATAGTTGACGAGCCTGTCCTCGGAGATCCCAGGTATGCCGCGTACGAGGCCGGCGGCACTCTCGGAGAGACACTGGGGATGATTCCTCTGATGTTTTCTGCCCCACAAGCCCTGGCTCCGTTTTTCGGTCCACGGGTTGCTGGGTGGCTCACTGCCGTAAGCGAGGGCGCGCGCAAGTATCCTAAATCTACCATCCTGGGGGAGACAACGGGCGGCCTGTCGTCGTCGGTGGGAACGTACGTCGCGGAAACCAAAAGACCCGGCGATGCAACTTCTCGGTTCTTGTACGAAGTCGGTTTTGGCCTTGCGGATCCCGCAAAACTTTTTCCGTTTGTAACCTCAAAGGGCTTCGACGTCTTAAAAACGGCGTATTCGTTGCGCAACAAGGCAGGAAGAGAGGCCTACGCTGCTTCTCGCTCTGAACGCGATCTTGACAAGGCGACTATGCGCTTGATTGAGATCTATCAGCGCCACGGCGAAGATATCCCAGAGTTGATTAAACAACTTGAGGCTCCGTTGCCCGGCGCTCCTGGTGTCACATATCAGACAGGGAAGGGAGCAACTAAGACTGGGCCAACAGCCGCTCAAAAGACCGGGTCGTTGGTGCTTGCGCAGCTTGAAACGGCTCTTAGTACGCTTAACCCGCAATACGGCGCGGACGTCAGTGAGCAGGGCAAGCAGGCACTGACCGCATACTCGCTTTTGATGCAGAGGCTTAATGAGGTTGGAAGTCCGCAAACGTTTCGCGCGGCGGCGACCATGCAGAGAGACCTCATCAAGAACGCCATTAACGTACGTTTCACGAAGGCGATGGACAACGTGCGCCAGAAGGTCCAGGTATTTGAGGGGCGCCGAGACACGCCAGAGATTCGTACTCAGATTGGCCGCATTATCAAAGAAGAAGTGATAAATGCGGAAAAGGACGCAAGAGAGGTAGAGCGGATCCTTTGGACAAACGCCATGGAAGACGCGTTAACCCCAAGGGGAACAAAGCGCGTTTCCGTGATGATTCCGACTTCTCGCGAACTTAACGAGGCCTACAACAAAAGAGCCCAGGAAGTTTTGCAGGACATGGTTGCGCTACAGCGCAGGTACGGGAAAGTCGACTTCAATAACGCTCGTCAAGTCTCTCGTTTGACGGGACAAAAGGCGAAGTCGTTCACCCAGTACCTTAAAGAGAAGACGGGTGGAATTGTTCTGGATTCAGAGTGGATGGCGCGCGATCTAAACGGTCGCACGCGCCCCGGACTGTTTTTGGCCAATACCCCCGCCAATCGAAGCAGGGCGGGCATGGATGCGCTTCGGGAAGCGGCGTTTGATGGCGGATATTTCACCGGCAAGCGTAGTTACCGGGACATCACCGATGACGAAATCTTTGATGCGGTTGAGGCAGACACCCCAACAAGCCGTTTCTGGCAAGCGGATGTCCGGGAAAGACTAGCCGATGCTCAGTCTGAAGCGGATTACCTCATGCAAATGAGGGACGAACTCGACCTGCGCCCGGACATGACCGCGCAACAGATCGCCGCTCGATTGAGAGCGGTCGACGAGACGCGCCTCAACCAAGGACGAGACGATCTGTTTGTGCCCGTGGGCAAACAGCGAATGTTAACGAGGACGGTGAACGTCCCCAACGTCCTTGCTCCGAACAATCTCGTCTCGGCCGCGCTTAATCGACTTGACGAAATTGATCCGACCCAAGTACCAAAAGTAGTCCCGCCTGACGTTCTTTCGTTCTTTAACGAAATTGGACTCACCAAGGACGTTATAGACCGTTATCGCAAGGGGCGAGACGCCGGAGAGAGCGTTGAGCGGCTTCTTCCCCGTGCCGGAGCAATCAAAGAGATTCCTGTACGCAGGATGATCAACCTCCGCTCTAACTTCTTAGAGCTTGCTCGCGAGGCTTATGGGTCTGGGCAGGCTGCTAACGCCAATTTCTACTCGCTGATGGCACAGAACATCCTGAAGGATCTGTCGACGCTGCCGGGCGAGAAATACGATATCGCCAGGACGTATTCCAATGCGTTCAACGACAAGTTCACTCGAACCTTTGCTAACAAGCTGCTGCAAACGACACAAAAAGGCGGAGACGCGATTCCGGCCGAGACGCTTATTTCCAACTCGTTCGGGGCTGGAGCAGATCGGGTTTCACTGCGGCTATTAGAAATTGAGAACGCCGTTGGCTTCCTCAAACAACAGCTCGATGACGACATCGTTGAGGGACTCGCTAACCCGGATCAGATCGCGCGCGCCAGAGAGCTTGCAAAGATCTCGGGGGAGAGGGCCTCGTCGATCGACAAGGCACAAAAAGATGTCCTTATGCTTCTTGCCAGCAAGGCGACCTATGTCGATCCAAAGACAGATCAATTGCGTGTCAACCCACGCCAGTTAACGCAGTTCGTTACTCAGTATGACGACCTGCTTACCACAATGGGCCTCAAGGACGACCTGTTAAACGCCAGTCGAGCCGAAAACGCTTTGGCGGGGGTGCTTAATGCAAACAGCCGAATTAACCGAGACATCCGTAACAAGTCAGTACTTCCAAAGATTTTGGGCTACGAGAGCTTAACGAAAGCAATCGGTGATGTACTGTCCCCTAACAGCAAAAACCCAACTCGCGGTATGCGAGAACTGTCGCTTCTTGCGAAAAAGACGGGACAGGAAGCTGTTGACGGACTGAGATCCGGGATTTACGACCACGCATGGATTTCGGCTACTGGCGGCAGGTCAGATGTTTTCAATCCCCAGGCTTATTACGACTTTTTCTTTAAGAAGCGGGCGGCGGATCAACCTGCGGTAGCGGATATTTTGAAAAACGCCGGGATTATGAAGCCCGACGAGCTCAATAACCTTCGGACACTAACCAACCAGATGCGTACGATCGAAGATGCGATGGCAAACCGTCGCACGCTCGAGAACGTCATGCAGGGCTCGGAGGTTATGGGCGAGCTTGTCATGCGAGTCGCGGGCGCGAAGATCGGCACCGCAGCCTCTGGTGGCGGCCCCGGAGCACTGATCGCGGCCTCTGCGGGCTCGAAGGCTATCCGGGACATCTTCGACAAGATGCCGATGGTCATGGTGCGTAAGATCATCGAAGACGCCACGCAGAACCCCGAATTCATGGCGCAGTTATTGAAGCGCGGCTTAAGCGAGCGCGAGAGACTGCTTTATGCGCGCCGTCTACACTCCTATTTAGTTGCTTCTGGTCTGAACTACGCGGGATACGATGCTCCGCCGGAAGGGGCCGGACCGGGATCGCGACCGGGTGCTCCGCGCATGCAAGAGTCCGAAATGCGCAGGATTCTAAACAACCCGCAAAATCGTCCGCGGCCCCCGGCTCCCACGACTCGCGGAATGCCTGGTCTTCCCTCTGGTGGGGGAGGCCCTCCGCCGGCAGGTGGTGGCGCTCCTCCGACGTCGCAAAGCCGGATGATGCTCCAGCAGCTCTTCCCGAACGATCCGATTACGGGGGCGGCTGCGATGCAGGCGGGGATACCGCCGATGCCTGGCTAAAGCGTTCAACACGCTCGAGCCAGGCCGCCTTATAACGCTCGAATTCAGCACCGCTGGTGCTGAACTCCTGCGTGCCGCCCGTCTGTAGCGCAATCAGTACGTAGCCGTGTTTGATTGTGGTGCCATGCACCACATCGTGCGCAAGCGCATAGGCCGCAAGCTGGTGGAAGTAATCCTGAATCCACTCATGCTTCTTCGGCTTCAGCGACTGCTTGAAGTCGACGATTGCAGGGTTGCCGCGATAGATGCCTACGAGATCCGTGGTCCCCGCATACTTGCCGGGGTAGTAGAGAGGGACCTCAGATCCCCAAATCTCGTTTAAGTTCAAAAAGTATTCGTTCACGAGCCGATAGCCCATCTCATAGCCCTTCACCATGAGCCAATTGGTAGGGCGCGGCAGATCCCGGTACGCGATCATCCGCTCGATGACGTTATGCATATGCGTGCCGACCGCGGCCGCTTCGTTTTTAATCCGGTTCGCTTCTGCCTCACCAACCCTCGCGGCCCACGCGTCAAGGGCGGCCTTGTCCTTCGTGCCCGAGAGGATCGTGGTGACGCTCGGTAAGGCGTTTGCATTACCGTCGACGTACCGCCGGCCCTCTGGCGAGTCGATGCGCTTGAGCTTTTCGTACTGATAGAGCTTTCTAATCGGGATCAAATCAACCATTTCATCACCTCTTCGCCCATCACCTGGGTCGCGATGTTGATCTTGTCTCGCAGGGCCTTGACGATCTTCTCGTCGACCGTCTTGGGCGTGATCAGGTCGATGTACGTCACATTCTTGGTCTGCCCGATACGGTGTGCCCGATCCTCCGACTGCAACCGCTTCTCGAGGTCGAAACTATTGCTGTAGTACACGACCACATTGGCCGCCGTCAGTGTCAGGCCGTAGCCGCCGGTGCTCGGATTACCGATGAAAAAGCGCAGTTTGCTCTCGGGGTTCTGGAACTCCGCGACCACCCGCTGGCGCTCGTCCGACTCCGTGTCCCCGTAGTACGTACCGACACTTTCCATGCCGTATTCGCCCTGAAGGGCCTTCTTGATGGCCTCGATGTCATGCCGGTAGGTGGCCCAGATGATGATCTTTCCGTCCGTCTCTTCGACGATGGACATCAGCTCGTCCACCCGCTTGTTGGGCAGCGACAGCACGGCCCCGCTGTCGAGCTTGACATGCCCGCAGACGATCTGATGCAGCCGCATCAACTGCGTCAGCGCGTTCACCGTGGACATCAGCCCTTCGTTGAACTGCGCCAGCGCCATCGTCTTCATCTCGTTGTACGCCTTGACCTGCTCGTCGGTGAGGTCGACCTCGCGCTTGACATAGAGCTTGTCGGGCAGATCGAGGCACTCCTCCTTCTTGACACGGAAGCTGAAGCGATCAAGCTTTTCTTTGAGCTCGTCAAGCTTTCGATAGCCGATGATCTGCTTGAAGCTGTGTGTCGCGACGCGGCGCTCGAAGGTCACGGCATAGCGCGCCTGAAACGCGTAGTAGGACGGTGAGTCCAGGCACGCCTCTGACAGGAACGCGCACTGTTGATACAGATCAAGGGGCGACTTGGTCACCGGCGAGCCCGTCATGATGCGACGATACTTCGCCGTTTTGCCTGTTTTTTCAGTGTTTTTGCTGCGTTTGCTGTTTGGCGTCTTGATCGTCGTCGACTCATCGATCGCCATCATCGCGTTGTGGACGAACAAAAACCTTTGAGCAAACTTCGCGCCCTTTGGCGTCGAGAACGCCTCGATGTTCATCACGAGGATCTTCAAGTCCTCAGTGATCTCGAACAACGAATCAAGGGCCTGCTCTTCTGCCTTGCGTGGCGTTGCTGACCACAGCGCCACACGGTGGATCACATGTTCGGGCATGTGCTTCGGTATTTCCGTATCCACCCAGTTGCGGTACACGCCCTTTGGCGCAACGATCAAAGCCGCGTTAATGCGACCCTGGTCGTATAGCATTGCTATATTGTTGATGAGCATGAAGCTCTTGCCCGTGCCCATATCCGCAAACAATGCAGCGACTTGGTGGTCCCAGAATCGTTGAAGGTATGCGGCCTGATGCGCAAACGGCTTGTTTTTGAATCGATAAGTCTGTAAGAATTGGCTCATGTTGATCTCGCTTTCTAGCAGGGCTTGCAATCCCTGAAGCGCGAGTCTACACTAGTCCCAGAACTTGAGAAAGGAGAACTGTCCCGTGCCTAAAGTGTATGTCGTTTCCGAGACCTTGCAGCACAATATCGCAAGTGCTTTGGATTACGGCCAAATCGAGACCATTCTGCCGCCCAATGCGCAGATTGCGTTTTCCGTCGTACCAACGGTATGGCGAATCCAGCGTAAGCTGGACAAATTCACCGACGACGACTATTTGTTGTTGATTGGGGATCCATCCGCAATAGGTATCTGTTGCGCGGTGGCAGCGTTCAAAAACAATGGACGCTTCAAGTGCCTGAAGTGGGATAAGCGGGAACGCCGCTATATTCCCCTTGAGGTTGATCTTTTCAAGAAAGGAGAATCCAATGAGCCTAACGAGTTTATTTGAGAACGAAGCCGATGCGCTGCGCGTCAATGACGATCAGATCACCGGAATAGCTGCCCTTGCCCGTCGCGCCAAGTCACTGGAAAAGCAGATTGACGACGCGGAAGACATCCTCAAAGGGCATAAGGAACAGTATCGAAAGCTGACCGAGGAGACGATCCCGGAAGCGCTGGCCGAGCTCGGAATGTCGTCCTTCCGTATGGAAGACGGCAGCTCGATCGAGGTGAAGCCCTTCTACAGCGCCTCGATCACTGAAGCCCGACGCGCTGAGGCCTTCCAATGGCTCAGGGACCACGGCTTTGACGACATCATCAAGAACACCGTCAGCGTGCGCTTCGGGCGCGGCGAGGACGAGCTGTGCAACAGACTCCTTGGCATGCTCGGTCAGCAGGGTTTCCCTGTCGAGCAGTCCGAGAAAGTAGAACCTTCGACCCTCAAGGCCTGGGTCAAGGAGCGGGTGACACGCGGCGAGCAGTTCCCAATGGAACTCTTCGGCGCGTACATCGGCAAAAAGGCCTCGATTAAATCCTAAAGGACCACGAACCATGGCTAAAACAGCACTTGCAGAAAAATCCCAAGCCTCGACCGCCTTGGCAATTGCCTCGGCTTTTGAGGAGGATGCCGGTAGCAGCTTTGCGGGAATGAATCAGGACGATTTCGCCCTGCCGTTCCTGCGCTTGCTCACCAATACTTCGCCCGAAGTCGGTGAGCTCGACGGAGCCCTGCCCGGCATGATCCTGAACTCCGTTACGAACCAACTCTATGACGGCAAGAAGGGCATCACGGTTGTTCCGTGCGCCTACGTGCGTCAGTACATTGAGTGGGCTCCGCGGGGCAGTGGATCTGGCGCGCCCATTCACATCTACCCGGCAACCAGTGACATCCTGTCCAAGACTCATCGGGAACCCGGTGACAACAAGGATTACTTGGACAACGGTAACTACATCGAAAACACGGCCAACCACTACATCATGGTCATCGGCGAAGACGGCACCCCCGCGCCGGCCCTTGTCGTGATGAAGTCCACACAGCTCAAGAAGAGCCGCAAGTGGAACAGCATGATGCAAGCGGTTAAGCTCCAGGGTAAGAACGGCCTGTTCACGCCCCCGATGTACAGTCAGATGTATCGGCTTTCCACGCAGCCTGAGTCAAACGACAAGGGCAAGTGGTTCGGCTGGGAAGTCGAGCGTATCGGTACTGTCGAAGACGAGAGCATTTACGCTATTTGTAAGAGCTTTGCGGCATCGGTGTCATCCGGTGCGGTGAAGACCAAGCACGATAGCGACGGTGAAGGAGCCTCTGGCGCCACACCGTTCTGATGTTTCCCGGGGCCGAAAGCAATATTTTCCCCCACTTACATGTTGCAAGTAGGCCCCATCTTTCGAGAAAGCAGAAATGACCGATATTTCACGTTTCAAGGCAATCTTTTCGGGCTTGGATATTGCCTATGGGACGTACAAGATCGAAGGCGACAAGGGTAATGGCAAGCAAGCCGGCAAAGCCGTTGTCGTCCGCAAGCCGCCAACTGATGATCTCTGGCAGAAGCACCTTGAAGGCGTGGAGCCTTCTCTGGGCATCATCCCCATCCGCGCAGATAACTCCTGCATTTGGGGATGCATTGATATTGATCAGTACCCTCTCGATCACACAGGGCTGATCAAGAAGATACGCAGCCTCGAGCTGCCCCTTGTCGTGTGCCGCAGCAAGTCAGGCGGCGCACACGTATTCCTGTTCGTCAAAGAACCGATCCCCGCTGCCGAGATGCAGCGGTATCTGAAAGCCTCCGCGGCGCTTCTTGGTGAAGCCGGTCGCGAGATCTTCCCGAAGCAAGCCGAGATCCTCGTCGAGCGAGGCGATACCGGCAACTTCCTGAACTTGCCGTACTTCGGCGGCGACGACACGATGCGGTATGCCTTCAAAGATGATGGCAAAGCCGCGACGATGGAAGAGTTCTACGCCCTGTACGACCAGTTCGTGCAGGACAAGGCGCTCAAGTTCCCCGAAGAGCCAAAGGCCCCCGACGCCCCCGTTAAGGATGGTCCTCCATGCCTACAGGCTATCTGCGCACAAGGCGTGCCCGAAGGCACACGGAACAATGCGCTGTTCAACATCGGCCTCTACCTGAAGCGCGCGCACCCGGCGACGTGGGACAACCTGATCGTCGAGTACAACTACAAGTACGTGAGCCCTCCGCTTCCGAACAACGAAGTGCAGATGTTGATCAAACAGATCAATAAGAAGGAGTATCGGTACAAGTGCAAAGACGCGCCGCTCAATAGCTTCTGCAATAGCGGCCTGTGCAGGACTCGCAAGTTTGGGATCGGGGCCCACGGGCCAGACTCCCCGCAGCTCTCTGCACTCTCGAAGTATGCGAGCGAACCACCACTTTGGTTTCTCGACGTCAACGGCAAGCGCATCGAGCTCGACACGGAAAGCCTCTTTAACCAGATGGCCTTCCAAAAGTCCTGCGTCGAAAAGCTCAACCTGTTGCCCCCGGCGGTGAAGAAGCCCGACTGGGAACAGCTCCTGAACGCACTGCTCACCGAGATGGTTGAGACGGAGCAGATCACGGTCGCGAGTGAAGACACCACCGTCACGGGCCGCTTCAACGACCTCCTCGAGGAGTTCTGCACACACTTGCAGCAGGCCCTCGATCGGGACGAGATTCTGCTCGGCCGGCCGTGGACCAACGACGAGGAAGGCCGCACATATTTCCGCATGAAGGACCTCGAGGCACACCTCACGCGCAACAACTTCAAGGGCATGACTCTGCCAAAAATGGCACAGCGCATGCGCGACATCGGCGGCGAGCCAATCAGTCTTTTCCTCAAGAACCGCGCAACACGGTGTTGGCGCATCCCCCGCTTCGAGCGACAGGATTCGCCGTTCGAGACCCCGGAACAGAAGAAAGGCAGGAGTCCATTCTAATGAACCATCACCAACGTATGGTGTTCGTGGTCTATTGGATCAAGCCCGATCGCCCGGTCTCAATCGTCGGCGTGTTTGATGACTACCGCGACGCGCAGGAGAAGCAAGCCGAACAGCCTGAGCAGTTCGCGATCCACATCGCCCCCTACTACCCAGCCCCGCCCCTCGAACCATGAGCGTCGAAAAGGTATTCGGCCCTCCGGGCGCAGGCAAGACGACCTATCTGCTCTCGGTGGTACAAAACGAACTCGCGGCGGACGTCCATCCGACGCAGATCGGCTACTTTGCGTTCACCCGCAAGGCAGCAACCGAAGCCCGTGACCGGGCGATCCAGAAGTTCCCTGCGCTGAACCCGGACCTAGACTTCCCGTGGTTCCGTACCCTGCACTCGCTCGCCTACCGATGTCTCGGCATCACCAGCAAGGACATGATGGGCCCCGAGCACTACGCAGAGTTCGCTAAAGAGGCGGGGATTGAGCTGGGCGTTGAGCAGGGTGAAGAGGAGTTTGCCATCAAGGCGGATCACCCCATCCTGAACGAGGTCAACATCGCGCGGATCAAGGGCAAGGATCTTCGCCAGCACTACAACGAGAGCCGGATGGCGATCGAGTGGCATCACTTCGAGTATGTTGATCGGGCCTACAGACATTACAAAGCCTCACGCGGGCTCCTGGACTTCACGGACTTGTTAGAGAAAGTTCTAGACGAACCTGACAGACTTCCGTCATTAAAAACATTAATTATTGACGAAGCTCAGGATTTATCGCAATTACAGTGGCGTCTCGTTAAAGAGCTTATCGAACGCGCCGAGCGCACCTACATCGCCGGCGACGACGATCAAGCAGTCTACACATGGGCCGGTGCGGACGTTGACTCCTTTCTCACTCTTGGCGGGGAGATCCGCGTCCTCGAGCAATCCTACCGCGTCCCCTCCAAGATCCACGCGCTCGCCGATCAGGTCGTAAACCGTATCCGTAAGCGTCAGCCTAAAATCTGGAAGCCCCGCACCGAAGGCGGCGCGATCGTCTATTACAACGACTTCCACCACGTCGATATCACCAAGGGCGAATGGCTCGTGCTCGCCGCCGCAAACTACATGCTCACCGAGATGCACGAGTGGATCAAATCCCAAGGGCTGCTCTTCGAGCGCCACGGACAACGGAGCATCCCCGAGTCCGTCCTCCATGCCGTCACCGGCTGGGAGCGCCTGCGCAAGGGCGGTGAAATCCCCTTTGAGACGGTCAAGACTATCTACAAGTTCCTCGATCCCAGCGCCGTCAAGCGTGGGCACAAAGGGCTGAAGACGGCGAGCGTAGAAGCTATGTATACCCATGCCTCGCTGACCAAGGACCACGGCCTACAGACCGATGCCATCTGGCACGAGGCGCTGACCAAGATCGCCGAAGACAAGCGCAACTACCTCATCGCGCTCCTGCGCCGTGGCGTGAAGGTCACCGGCAAGGTGCCGATCAAACTGTCCACGATTCACGGCGCTAAGGGCGGCGAGGCGGACAACGTCCTCCTCATCGGCGACCTTTCGACCAAGTTTGCGCAGGAGTACGACAAGAACTCCGATGACATCAATCGGCTGCTCTACGTCGGCATTACCCGCGCCAAGCAGTCTCTGCATTTTGTTTTACCCAAGAACTCTTACAAGGGGTTTCGACTTTGAGCACCATGCCTATGTTCCAGCGGCCCTCGGAGTGGGTGCCGCCCGCCAACTTTCCCGATCTTTCCGCCGCAACGGAGATTGCGATCGACCTTGAAACGTGTGACCCCCACATGGAGTCGATGGGGCCAGGATGGCCCCGGAAGGACGGCTTCATTGTCGGCTACGCCGTCGCAGTAGACGGATGGAAGGGCTACTTCCCGATCGCCCATCAGGGCGGCGGCAACCTCGATGAGCGCATCGTCAATCGCTGGATGAAGAAAGTCCTCGAGTTGCCGTGCGACAAGATCATGCACAACGCCGCCTACGATCTCGGCTGGCTGCGAGCTTCGGGCTTCATGGTCAACGGCACAGTCTACGACACCATGCTCGCGGCGCCTCTCATCGACGAGAACCGCTTCAGCTACGCCCTCAACAGCCTCGGCTTCGATTACCTCAAAGAGGTCAAGTCAGAGCAGGGGCTGAAGGACGCCGCCTCCGACTTCGGCGTGCACGCCAAGAAAGAGCTTTGGAAGCTTCCCGCGATGTATGTCGGCGAGTACGCTGAACAGGACGCGGCGCTCACGCTCAAGCTCTGGCACCACCTCAAGACGCTTATCAAGAAAGAAGAAGTCGAGTCGATCTTCACGCTCGAGACCGAGCTGCTGCCGGTGCTGATCAACCTCACGTTCCAAGGCATCCGCTTCAACCGCGACAAGTGCGAGCAACTCATCGCCGACTTCAAGCGCAAGGAAGCCGAGCACATCAAGCAGATCAAAGCCCTCTCCGGCGAGAAGGTCGACATCTGGGCCGCGGCGAGCATCGCCAAGGCCTTCGACAAACTCGGGATCCCCTACCCCAAGACGACGACTGGCTTGCCAAGCTTCACCAAGACGTTCCTCGATGGCTATCCGCACGAGATCGCCAAGCTCATCATCGAAGCACGTGAGTTCAACAAGACCCACGGCACATTCCTCGAGCCTTACATGAACCACAGCGCCGCCGATGGGCGCATCCGCCCGCACATCAACCAGATGCGATCCGAAGACGGTGGTACCGTTACCGGGCGTCTCTCGATGAACAACCCCAACCTACAACAGGTACCCGCGCGTCATGAAATTATCGGCCCGATGGTTCGCTCGCTTTTCCTCCCCGAAGAAGGACAACTTTGGGCAGCAAACGACTTCAGCTCACAGGAGCCTCGGCTTCTCGTCCACTACGCTACCCTCCTCGATCTACCAGGAGCGGAGCGCATGGCGGAAGCATATCGCAGCAGCCCAGACACCGACTTCCACCAAATGGTGGCAGATATGGCGGGGATCCAGCGCAAAGCCGCAAAGACCATCGGACTCGGATTGATGTACGGAATGGGCAAGCAGAAGCTTGCCAACTCGCTCGATCTGCCGCTCGATGAAGCCGCGGAGCTCATCCAAAGCTTCCACATGAACGTCCCGTTCCTCAAGGGCACGGTCAACGCCGTGATGAAGCGCATCGAACACCCCGCCTCGGGCGGCTCGATCCGTACGCTGCTGGGCCGCAAATGCCGCTTCCCGCTCTGGGAACCCGTGGAGTACGGCATCAACAAGGCGCTGCCGCGCGAACAAGCCGTCATTGAATACGGACCACGGATCAAGCGTGCGATGACGTACAAAGGTCTTAATCGCCTCATCCAAGGCTCGGCCGCGGATCAGACCAAGGCCGCGATGGTCGCGCTCAACAAGGCCGGCTTCCGTCTTCTCCTGCAAGTGCACGATGAAATCGCCGTGAGCGTCGAGAACAAAGAACAGGCGCAGGAAGCCGCACGGATCATGGCCGAAGCCGTCTCCCTCGAAGTCCCCTCCCGTGTTGACGTCGAGGTTGGTCCTTCATGGGGAGAGGCGGCGAAGTAATTGCGTTTTGGGTATCTAGCGCGTAAAGTCAAGACGGAAGAAAGGAGAACCCATGGCTAAAGCAAAGACATCTGCAGAGAAGAAGCCGCTGCCCAAGGGGCTTAAGTGGAAGAACTTAAATTACGACGATTTTAATTTTACGTTTCCGAGGATTGGCGTGAGGCGGTTAACGGAACGCGTTAAGGCCGGTGACAAGTCCGCCGAACCCAAGCTTGCGGAACTAAAAGAGTACGTTTGGCGCAATCGACGGAAGCGCAAGTACCGCTATCCAGGTCGCTACTCACCCGAGAAGCGTCGGGGATCGAAGTTCAAGACGATCATCATCCCTCTTGAGACCTACCACAAGATCAAAGAGATCCAGAAGTTCTACAAGGCGGGGATGGGATCGATCATCGCCCCGTTGATCGACGAGCTCTTTGACAAGACGTACAAGGAAGCGGAGCTCCTCGCCCGCATCGAGGCCAACAGGAAGAAAGAAAGTGAAACATCGGACACAACTAAGCCTAGACGTCGAACTCACTTTTGAGGTACTTGCGCCCATGGACGTCAACGGCGTTACGCTGCCCCCGATGGTCGATATCCAAGCCGCTTATGTATCGCTCGAGAAGCCAGACGGCAAAGTCTCTCGCGTAAACATACTCAAGGTACTGAGTGAATCTCAGCGAATCTTGCTCGAGGATCAGATCATCGATGAATTTACCGTAGAAGACGACGGAGACTTCGAATGAGCCAGGTATTCCCCGATCGGGTAGTGAACGACGAAGGTGATGCTCGGATCCGAGGGGGTCTCACGCTACGCGACTACTTCGCGGCACAGGCGCTCTTAGGGCTGTTGGCCTCTTCTCGCGGGATGTACTCCGCGAAAGTGCTTGCCGATGAAGCCTACGAGATGGCCGATACAATGCTCGAGGCCCGCGGGCCATGACCGTGCCCAAGATCCGCCGCTGCGCCGAATGCAAACAAGTCTTTGCCACGCCCGAAAGTTTCCGCAGCCATAAGCGCGTTGACGGGGCTTGCCGCTCAATCGAGGCGCTTCATGCGGTAGGCTTTCGACAGACGCCGCAAGGGTGGAAAATAACGCCGCCCGACCGGAAGTCCAAAAGATGAAGAAGCGAAAAGTTACCGATCGACTATCGGGGGTTAACATGAGCCGCAAAGCCGTACTCGAACGCACACTCGGCAAGAAAGCCGCCAAGCGCTTCCTCGACAAACAACCCAAACCAGAGTCCATCACCCTGGAACTCCCCACCGACCTTCTCGATCAGATCGTCGTCGCGGAACTCGTCAGGATGCACGAATCGCTGACCACGGACCTCGCCGCCCGCAAGAAGGGCAACGGCACGGCGATCTTCGAGCTCGACAAGGAACTCGACATCAAGACCCTGGAAGGCCATTTGTTCTGCTTTGAAACAGTCTTAAAGTATTACGGCGCGTCGTTGAAATAGCACGGATCTTCCGTACACTGGCGGCCTATGAAGGTCGTCTGTGAAAAGGTCGATCCTTCGAACCCGGAAGTCGAAGAGACACTCATCGAGCTGCAACGGGCTTGTCTGCCGCACGATGCTTTGTACTTCCCGGAAGAGGGGGTCTGGTGGATCGCTTACCACCGCCGCACGCCGGTCGCGTTCGCGTGTCTGTCTCCTTCCCAACAAATCCCCGATGGGGTCTACCTCGGCCGCTGCGGCGTCACGCCACTTGCTCGAGGGGGCGGCATCCAACGCCGTCTGATCCGCGCGCGGCTGCTCTGGGCTAAGCGGCAGGGGTATAACTGGGCTGTTTCAGACACCACGGATAACGTCTCAAGCGCCAATAACCTCATCACCTGTGGCTTTCGGCTCTACGAGCCCGCCATCCCCTACTCCTTTGCACGAGCCCTCTACTGGAAACGACGGCTCTAGTGCCGTTCAAGGACGCCAAGGTCCGAGCGGCACGCCAGCGCGAGTACTCGCGTCGCTGGTATTTGAAGAACGCCCAGCAAGTCATCAAACAAAGCGGCACCCGCCGCGCCTCGGTCAAGAAGGCGTGGCTCGACTACCGATCCAAACAGTCCTGTTCGCACTGCGGTTTTTCCCATCCCGCGGTGATCGACTTCCACCACGTGATCCGCCATAACAAGCGTTCCGTGAACGATCTCATCCTCAAGCAAAACAACCTCAAGGAGGCCATTAAGGAGGCGGAGGAGAAGTGCATCCCCCTCTGCGCCAATTGCCACCGGATCTTGCACTTCGAGGAAAGGCGGGTTATAAGGGTGAGGAGAAAGAAGAAAGCATGAAGGAGATCATCATGTCTGGATTAGGTTTAGTCTTGTTTTTTAGCCTAGTCATGGGTATAACTTGGTTTCTGCGCAATAGGCGCAGGCCCATCGACCCGCATGTTCCAAGACCCAATTGGAGATGCTCGAGGGGCGGAAGAGAATACTTTTAATCGTTAGAAAGCCTAGAAAGGAGATTGAAATGGAAAGTGATACAAAGTTCTTCGTCGCTATTTTTGGCGTACTTAGCTCTATTTTTCTCGGTATGTTCGGGTACCTCACGTACAGCTTGCATCTGAGAACGGAGTACATCAACGGCTCCTCCGACCCGATCGCCGCAGCCTGTGCCTACGACTCACAAGAGGCGGCTTTCCCGCCTTCTTGCGTCGCTCACCTCTATCAACAGAAGGAGACCCTCAATGCCCTCCAGTAAAAAACTCAAGAAGTCGGGCGCCGCTCAACGCGCCATCAACTGGTTCCACGACAGCCCTGGCGCCAAGGTCAGCGGGGTCGCCAAGCGTTTCGGGATCTCCATCCCCTACGCCTACAAGCTTCGCGAGAAGGCCGCAGGGAACGCTGAAGTCGCCGCGCCCACGTGGCGTGAGCAGATGGATAAGCCACTTCTCACTAACGACGAAGTGGATACGCTGTTCGGGGATCGAGACTCACGGACCACGGGCCTCGATGGCATCCTCGACACCCGCGCGAGTGACTACGGCACGTTCGCGGACAACGCCCGGCTTGCCCAGGCATTGAAGCGCGCCATGGCCGAGCATGCCGAAGATCACGGCCGCACGTTCACCGACGACCAATGGGAAGCCCTCGAGATGATCGCGACCAAGATGTCCCGCATCGTCAACGGCAACCCCAACAAGGCCGATTCGTGGGACGACATCGCCGGCTACGCCAAGCTTGTATCCGATAGGATACGGGGGGTTGTCCGATGAACACCGAAGAGTTCTTCGACACCATCCGTGCGAGGGGAGAAAGCAAATGACATCTGTGCATCAGAAGAAAGAACTAGGCCGTTGGCTACTGCCGGGCGCGGAGGGTGTCCAGCAGTTTGGAGTAACCCGCAAACCCCACGCATTTCACCGTGCCATGATGCGGATATGTTTTGGCTGGCAGTGGATGGACAAGGAACTGACTTGTGACTACTGCAACCTTTACCCAAGGCTGCGTAGGAAAACACACTGCGCAGAGTGCGCCCGTTCACTGGAAGGCGGCGAGTTATATAACGTGATCAAACTTGCCGAGAAAGCCGGGATCGTATTCAGAATGGGCAGCACGGAAATCACCGTGCAAAAATTGGAGAAGTTTTTCGCTCTCGCACAGGGGATCAAGAAGACATGAACCGCAAAGACACACTCCTCGCCCTCCACGAGGCCAACATGGCGCTCCAAGGGCTCACGCTCGAGCTCACAGGGGGCTATAACCACGAGCCACGGACCAAGGCCCTGCGTCCTCTGGTCGAGGACGCCCTCGCCGCTGAGAGCATGGTACGCGCCATCCTGAACCAAGAAGGCTACTACGAGAGGGAGACCGCAACATGCTAGTCCCTGCGATCAACTCGACCGACGACCCGCCCATCCCGATCCACGACCTCCAGCTCCGGGAGTATGTCTTCGCCCTGCGCCGACGCATCGAAGTCCAAAACGTCCTCCTCGAGTCCCTCGCAGAGGAAGTCAAAGGGCTCAAACAGGAACGCGACGGGCTCACCACGCATATCGAGCGGCTCTTGCTCGATTTGCATTGGTACGAGTCCGGGCGCAACATGAGGGAATGAACGACATGGACGACCTAAGCCTCGAGGAACCGGACCGCGCCCCACTCGTGCAGATGATCACCCTCACGATCAACGGCACACGCTACGGGCTCGTCGGGCCCGTGGTCGTCGTTCCTGGACTCGTCCCCGGCCCCCTCGAGGTCGATATCTCCGAAATCGAATTCGGCGAGATCATGACCGTCCGCACCGCGGCCCGTATGCTTGAAGGAGACTTCAAGAAGGCCATGGGCGCGGGGGTCCAGTAAGTTTGTCGCGGCGCTTTTCCAGCACTCCAACCCCTTTGCCGCGGACCCCGGGTCGATGAGGCCCGGGGGTTTTTACAAAGCAAAAGGCCCCGGGGATCACTCCCCGGGGCCCTCGTCTTACAAACCCAGCCGGTCTAAACCGTCCATCGAGAAGAGCGGATGAGGCTTACCGTCCCCAAACTCCTCCGATCGCGTCCGACTGTCCACGGCCCGCGCCTCTCGGAACGCTAACGCCAGCTTCCGAGTCTTGTCGAAGTCCGGGACCATCCCGTCGATCTCCTCCTTGGTTAAGAGTCGAGCGAGCGGGGTCAAGTCCCCATCCTCCTCCTGCAACGCTACGACCACCGAGGGCCGTGGCTCACGGACCAGGACTACCGTCAAACGAGCGTCGTTGGCGCTCAACATGACGAACTTCTCAAAGAGCTTCTGGGCTACAGTCACTTGATCAGCCATGTGGCTTTCTCCTTTCTGGTTGTTAAAGAACGCCGGCACCGTGAAGGGCCGACAACATATTATCTCATAGACTAGTCAATGAGTCAACTAAATTAACTTGTTAAGAATCAAGGAGTTAAGTTGTTGGGTTTTGGGGAGGGGTGTGGTTTTGATGCAACATGGATCACGGACCACGGGGCAGCAAATGACCGGCTGATGGCCAAAAAGCGCCAAAAACGCACAGTAGTAGGACTCCAGAGGGGTCTACTATGTTTTTGTTTTTATTTTTTCAAAAAATGGCGTAATAGACGTAATGGTGTAAGAAGTGTTGTAGATCAGTGAGTTATAGCTACACGGTACATTACAGGGGGTCAATGGGTGTAATTTCTCTGGGGTGCGCGCGCGGGATGATTTTTTGAAAAAGAAAAATGTGTTGACCCTAAAAAAGTCTAACTAAAGTGGCTTCAAAGGCTGGACGGCAAGGAATTGTCAGCAGTAGACTTGCTGGTATGTTAAGAGTTGATTCGGGCATCCCTATCCCCGCCGAAGCCCAGCGGGAGAAGTACCCCTTCCCTGTGATGGCCGTGGGGGACAGTTTCCTGTTGGCCGATGCCGAGTCGGCGAAGAACGCCCGTAGTGCTGCTTGGATGTACTCCAAGCGCCACGGGACGAAGTTCTCGTGTCGGAAGGTTGAGGACGGTTGGCGGGTCTGGAGAGTCGCATGAAGATGCGGACCAAGGCCGACCAGGAATTCAGCAAGAAGGTTGGTAGGGGAATCAGCACCCCGACCTTGGAAAGGTTGGCGCGGCCCGTGAAGCCACACAAGAACCGTGAGTTGACGACGCAGGAGTGGAAGTTCGTCAACGAGTTCGTCGCGGGGGACGGGCACGTTACGCTCAAAGAGGCCGTGGTCCGTGCGGGGTGGCCCGAGAAGAACGCCAAGCGCAAGGCCGAGGACTTAACCAACCCCGACATCAACCCGCACATTGTCGCGGCGATTCAGAAAGCCCGGGCAGAGATGGCCGAGAAGTACGGCACGACCTACGAGCGGCACATGAGAGACCTACAGGTCATTCGTGACCAGGCTTTGGCCGCAGGAGCCTACGGTGCGGCGGTGCAGGCCGAGTACCGTCGAGGGCAGGCCCTCGGCACGATCTACATCGACCGTAAGGAGATTCGGCACGGCACGATCGACTCCATGAGCAAGGAGGAGGTCATGCGCAAACTCGAGGAGATCAAAAAGCTCTACGGCAACGGCAGCCCGATCATCGACGTAACGCCGCAGCAGGTAGAGGAGAGCCTTGAGGAGCCGATCCAGTTAGAGCACGACGAACCCGAGGAGGAAGAGGATGCCGTCGAAGCCCGAGACGAGCCTGTATCAAAGGCTAAAGGAAAACCTCCCAAACTGCCTTATTACCCGGATTGAGTCGCGAGTCGGGCTAGGTATCCCAGACTGTTTCATCGCGTTCAAGCAAACGGGTGAGTTTGTCCCGGTTGAGCTCAAGGTGGTGAAGAAGGGCCGCAAGGTCAATCTGTCGCCGCATCAGATTGCCTTCCATGCGCGCCACGCAGAGCTCGGGGTGCGGACGTTCGTCTTGGTGTTGTACGTCCCACCTGGGAAGGTCGCATCGAAAGAGGGAAAGCTATTACTGTATTCGGGCGCACAGATTTTTGAATTAGTGAAGTCGGGCGTGGATACTGATCCTGTTGCAAGTTATCACTACGGTGCGGTTCCGTGGAATATGTTGATGTACACCCTTGCGGAGTCGTGAGCCGTTGGTATAGATTCGGGTTGCTGGGATGTTCCAGCATAGAAAGTGAGAAAGAAGATGAAAACGAAATTTTACGTCGGCGCGATGGAATCCGACTACGCAACAATCCACGGGGAGCGTAGAGAAGTGGAGTTTCTGACTCGCCTTGACTGCGTACTGACCGCAAATGACGAGAAAGAAGCCGAACTCATCGACGGTCTATTACGCGCCACAGAAGACAAGGAGTTCATACGATCAGACAGTAAGACGCTGACGCTTGTCGCCTTGAGCATTTTGAACCAGAGGGAGGCAGCATGAACGCCCCTATTGATGACCAGGTTGTAAACCATTGGGAAAAGAAAGCTGCTCAAGTGTTGGTGGGCAGAACGATAAAGGCCGTCCGCTATTTGCATCCCGAGGAAGTCGAGAATCTTGGTTGGTATAGCAGGTCGGTTGTTTTTGAACTGGACAACGGGACGCTCGTTTGGCCTTCGGCTGATGATGAAGGCAACGATGCCGGGGCGTTATTTACTACCGATGGACGGGCCGATACGTTGCCTGTGATCCGTTAGGGGGTCGTATGGCAGCAGGTAGGCGAGGCCAACGTCGCCGACCGTCAACGCTTAAGCCGCCCCCACTTGAGCCCCAACCATCGAAGGATAAAAAGGAGTTCTTGAGCACAATCGGAAAACTGATTTGGTTCATCGTGCTTCATCAAATTTTCAATGGAAAGAGTTGACAACGGTTGACGAGTTGATAGGATTCACTTCGGGCATCGTGCCCATCAGAAAGGAGAAAGGAATATGGCTGCTTCACTTTTCCCGTCCGTAGAGGACAAGTCGCGTTTCGTTTCCGTATTGAAGGATCACGGGGTGCGCTACATCGAAGTATCGTTCGCGGGATCGGGCGATAGCGGTTCGATCGAGGACGTTGGTTTTTTCAACGGAACCCAGAGCGAGGCCGGAGCACTCACCACGACACTCAAAAAATTACCGTTCAAGGGATGGGGCGAAAAGTCCAAGTGGGACGAGGCAAGTGGTAAATGGGTGCGCTCGTTTGCCTATGAGGATATGACGCTCGGCCAGTTCGTCGAGACGTTGGCCTATGACGCGCTCGAACGTACTGGCCTAGATTGGTACAACAACGACGGGGGCCAAGGGACGTTTCGCATCGACTTGGATGCAGGAAACGAGCCCGTGATCTCGCTCGACGTTGGGATCAATTACACCGAAACGAACGACTATTCGTTCGCGTTCGACGGCGGCGAGGAGGAGTAGTCGTGCATCCTCATCACCATTCTATGACTTCGGTCAAAATATGGGGCGGCGCGATTGAGGACTACGCGCCGATTCACGACTGGTTCGACGCAACAAAGGAATCATTCGGGGATGCGCGGCATCGAGCCCTTCGCCATCATTCGCAGGGCATCTTCGAGGCCGAGCGCGTTTTCGGTCGCGTCATTGTCAATTCGAGCGGTCGCGAGGTTCCCGTTCGATACATCGGAGAACAGCACGTTAAGGAGGACTGTGGGGGCCGTATTCCTACGGTCGCGGATTGGTTCCGAAATATCAAAATGGAAGCATGGATGAATCGAGGCTATAAAGTTGACGCGGCGGAATAGTTGCGTCATATTCCTAATCGTTCGCCGCTAGTCGGCATTTTTAGAAAGGAGAAAGGATCGTGACAAATCTCATGCAAGCATCGAAACAATGGGCCACGCGCCCACCCGAGGAGCGTTTCACAAGTTTGCCCTTGATGCGTGAAAAGCTCGAAACACTCCGCGCCAATTCTCGCGCCTCGGTCGTGAGTTCCCGGCAGCTCGGCGCGGTTCCGACCGATGACAATCGAGGCATTCTCATCGAGGGCCCCGGCGGTCATACCGCGGCCCCGACTAACTGGGCCTTTGGACAGCTCGCGAATCTGTCGGGAGCCCCGGCCCATTATTTGCGAACACTCCCGGCCCCACTCGCTGCGGACTGCTTGAACTACGGCCTCAAGGTCGAGCGCGATGCAATCGACACGGGCGTTCTGCTCACTCGCGGATCGGACGGGATCGAATTACGGGCAGCGACCGGGCCTCGATATGGTCGCATCTGGAACGTCGATGTCGTTCGAGCCCTCGAAGATCGTTTCGGCGATGGCGTGTCGGGTGATTTTCGCGTTCCCGGTATTTTTGGAAAGGCCCTCGATGCCGTGACGAGTGGGAATACGACGTTATTCGCAGGGGATCGCGATATGTTCGTTTTCCTCGCTGATGAGGTGAATCGGATCGAACTGCCCAATCGCCGAGACGGTCAGACGGGGCAGCTCGCGCGCGGATTTTTCGTCACCAATTCCGAAACGGGCGCGGGTGCGTTGAAGATTAAGACGTTCCTGTTCGATTACGTTTGCGCCAATCGGATCGTTTGGGGGGCTCACGAGTTGGATGAGATTTCGATCCGTCATACGGCCTCGGCCCCGGATCGGTTCATCGAGGAAGCGGCCCCGGCCTTGCTCGCGTATGCGAGTGCGTCGGCAT